GTGTTAATTTGACGCCGGGACGATCCCCGACGACGTAGCGGAAAAGCTCTTCCTCGACGTGTACGCAGAATCCGTGGTGCTCGGGTGGGAAGGTGTTACGGACGAGAAGGGCAAGCCGCTTCCGTTCTCCAAGGAGAACGCCGTCAAGCTTTTCAGCGACCTTCCCGACCTGTTCCGCGACGTACAGAATCAGGCTGCGGCTATTTCAAACTTCCGGGCGGAGGTCACGGAAGACACGATAAAAAACTGACAGACGCTCTCCGCTGGGAACTCCAGTGGGGAGCGTCCGCTTCATTTCTTGAAGACCTCGCGGAGCAAGGCGTCCGTGTGAAGTCGCTCGAATCGCGCCCGGAGCTTGACGAGGGCGTGATTTTCTTTTGGAACGCTTTTCAGATGCTCTCTCCGTCCCGCTCAGTTGGAATGGGACTTGGCTGTATCCCGCTCTCGGAAATCCTCGCATTCTGCGACATGGCGGACGTGCGCGGGGTGGATGAGCGTATCGAGTTTGTCCGCGTCATACAGGCGATGGACGCGGAATTTTTGAAGCATAAGCCCGGAGGAGGTGGGAAGAATGCCGGTGCTTGACGTAGTGGTGAACCCCTCCGGGGCGCTCTCCGGGGCGCGGACGGTACAGCGGAGTCTTGCCGACATAGGGCGGAGCGCCGTCGGTATGGAGCGCACAGTGGGCGGCGCTGTGGGTCGCTTGAAGGGAATGCTCGCCGGGCTGGTCGCCGCCGTGGGGTTGAAAAATCTTGCGAAGGGTTTTCTTGACGCGGCGGTTACGGTGCAGAACTATCAGACCTCGCTGCAGGGCGTCATCAAGAACGCTGAAGAAACGAAGCGCGTCTTCGACGACATCAACAAATGGGCCGCCTTGAATCCGGTCGATACTGACGACGCCATACGCGGATTTGTCTTGCTGAAGTCCGCTGCGGTGAAAAACACGAAAGAGGCGGTAGAAGCGGCGGCTGACCTCGCGACTGTCATGCAGGTGCAAATCAGCGACGTTGCAAGCGCGATAGTGAGTTTGAACACAATTCAGCTTCGACGGCTGGGTATCCTCATAGACCAAACAGGGAGCAAGGCGATTATCCAGAGCGGGAATGTCCGGAAAGAAGTCGAGAAGGACACGGATAAAATTCGCGCCGGACTGGTCGAACTTATACAGGAAAATTTCGGCGGCATGATGCAGTACGCCGGGAACAACTGGGCTTCCGTTCTGAAAACAATGGGCGGTCAGTGGAATTTCTTCCAGCAGGCCGTCATGGGAAGCACTGGTTCGGGAGGCCCGTTCGACCGACTGAATAAGGCGGTGATAGGTATTCGCGACCGCTGGAACGATTGGATGCAATCGGAGGATTATAAGACCTTTGTCGAGAGGGTGCAGGGGGCGGTAATGCGGGCTATCGACTCGTTATTGTCCCTCGGAGACAAGCTCGGAAAGGTGTTCGGCGTGGCTCTTGAGAACGTGGACAAGATCATCTCCGGCCTCAAGGCTCTTGCCGCGTACAAGATATCAGGGGCGCTTCTCGCGTTGCTCGGCTTGCCTGGCGGGGCTGTAGCCGCCGGTGTTGGAACGCTTGTTTATCTCGCCGACCAGTTCGAGACCGTGCAGACCGAAACGGAGAGACTGGAGGAGCAGGTAAAGCGTCTCGAAGAGCGTTCTAATTCTCTCGGGATCGCTCTTCGAGACGCGCTTTCGATGGGAAACGAGGCGGTTGCATCCGGAATACGGAGAGAGCTGATTCTCGTTTCCGAAGAACTTGAAGGGCTTCGAGCAGCCGCGAAACTGGCGGCATACGACGCCGCTGCGGTCCTTCGTCAATCGGGGAGCGTTATTACTGGCAAAGGGGTATTGCCTACGCCAGCGAAAACACCGGAGCCTGATTCCGTGTCAAGGGGCGGGTCCTCCGGTCCCTCCGCCGCCGAACGCCTTGTATCCTCCATCCGCGACCAGATGAAATACCTCTACGCGGAGGGGAAGGGGTTCCTCCCGGTGCTTGATCAGTGGGCTGCGAAGCTGAAACCGCTCTCCGACGACTGGAAACGGATCGTCGATATGCAACGGGACATACGCTCCGACGAATCGAAGAAGGCGGCTGACGACGCTATTGCCGCGATGGAGCGGCTTGCGGAGAAAGAACGTCAACAGGCCGAAGCATTGGAAGCGGCTCGCGCTGGCGTTCAAAAGTTCTGGGCTGAAATGTCGTGGGCGAATCAGCAGGGGCTCGTCACGGATGAGAATTACTTCGACATGCTCTCTCGAAGTTTCGACAGCCTCAAAGCGAAGCTGGCGAAAGAGACGGGGGGATGGCTCGACCTCTCCAAGTGGTCGAACTGGACGGAGGAAATGAAATCAACGTTCGCGTCCATGCAGTCTGTGGCCTCTCAAATCGCCTCTACGCAGATGAGCACACTCAATGAGCAGTTGGAGAAGGGGGTTCTCACTCAAAAGGAATGGAACGCGGCGGTGCAGGAACTGCTCGATAAGTATTCCGCGCTTCCCTCGGTTGTGGACCAGGTGAACACCGCGCAACAGAACGCAAAAAATACCTCCGACCAGTTCGGCATATCCGCGAAGCTATGGGCTAACGACCTTGCCCAAGGACTTGCGCAGGCGATAGTCAACGCTCAGGACTTGGGGGACGCCTTGCGAAATATCGCGAAGTCGATAGCGGGGAGCGTGCTGCAAAAGCTCATCGGCGGTTGGATCGGCGGTCTGTTCGCCGACGGCGCGGCCTTTCAAGGCGGGCGCGTCATCCCGTTCGCCAAGGGAGGCATAGTAAACAAGCCGACCATCTTCCCGATGGCTCGCGGCATGGGCTTGATGGGGGAAGCGGGGCCGGAAGCGGTCATGCCGCTGAAGCGCGGTTCGGACGGCAAACTCGGCGTCGAGGGCGGCGGCGGTACAACGAATATCACCGTCCACATCAACGCCATCGAGCCGCAATCTTTCGCGCAGGCCATGAGGTCGAATAAGGCGGTCGTTGAAAGCGTGGTCGTCGAAAACATCATGCGCAACGGGGCCGTTCGGAGCGCCATAAGGGGTGCGGTCTAATGGCTACCTTCACGTGGGTTCCGTTCTACGAGCCGAAGATTGAACACCGCTTCAATGTCCTGACTACGGAATTCGAGAGCGGCAAGGTGCAGAAAAAGTATCGCGGTGCGCTCCCGACCGTCTGGGCGCTGCAATTCAAAACGACATGGACGGAAATGACGGCGATACGCAACTTTTTCATTTCGCGCAAGGGGTCCTTCGAGTCGTTCACATGGGCGGACCCGTGGAGCGGCACATCGAAGACGGTGCGATTCGCGGACGACAATCTCGAAATCGAAACGGAGTTCAAACTGAACGGGATTTTCACCGTGCGATTCGAGGAGGTTTTGTAAATGAGCAGGGCAGGCGCAAGTTACAAGGGGGAGGCTTCCAGTTCGGAAGTCTCCCCTATTTTATTGGTCAGAGCGCTCGATATTCCGGCGGTCAACAATCCATCGGTCAAAGTCAGTCTCTACCTCACCGGCAATCAGTCGGACGTGACGTTTTTCAACGAGAGCGACGCCTCACAACTCTACACCGCGTGCGCGCTCTCTTACGACCAAGTGGCTGCCTCGACGGACAACGAGATAGGCACGGTCAACGTCAGGCTGGACAACGTGAGCGGGACGTTCACATCTCTGGCGAAGGACTATGTACTCCGGGGTGCTCGCGTTCATCTCTTGGAGACGTTCGCAGACACGCTCGGCTCACCCGACGGGGCGCGGTGGATCTTTCAAGGGCACATCGAGCGGGCGACCATTTCAATCAGCGCGGTAGAGGTCATGGTCAAAGCGGACTTTTCTCTTTCGACGCGGGTACCGAGGCGGTTGTACTGGGTGAAGGACTTCCCGCATCTCCCGTCCGCAAAAGACCCGCGGACGCTGGCGCTGAAATGATCGGGATTCCGTGGAAGACGAAAGGGCGGGACCATGACGGCATCGACTGCATAGGTCTCGCACTTCTCGCGCAAAAGGAGCTATACGGGCGGGAGTATGACTTCCCGTTCGACTACGACCCGGAAACGGGCGACGAGCGCGTTTTGCTCGACTGGCTGGAAGACATCGCCGATGAAGCGGATGTTCCGCATGACGGAGACCTCGTGATTTATCGCTTGCCCGGAGCGGACGGCGTGATAAGACACCACATCGGAACAGTTGTTGATGAAGCGTTGTTGCACATCTATCCGGGCAAAACATCGCGGAAGGTGAAATTTCGCATGAAAAGGATATACAAAATCTACCGGGCGAGGGAGGTGGGATCATGCCGGGGGCCGCGATAGGGGCGCTGCTTGGAGCCGTATTCAGCGGTTCAATCATAGGGTGGGGGTTGGCTACAACATGGATCGGCGCCGTAATGATAGGCGCTTCCATCGGGAGCCTGTTTGACGCACAGGAAATAGACCTCGGAAGCTCAACTCCGAACTACGCCTTCGGACAGCTTGCAAACACCAAGAGCCAACTTCTCCCGGTGCCGATAGTGTACGGGCGTTGCAGAGTCGGCGGGAACGTGTTCATGCAGACGTTCTATGACGATTCCATGCAGAAGATGGATATGTTCGTCGGAGTGAGTGAAGGGCCCATTCAGTCTATAAAGTCCGTGTACGCCAACGACCTCGTATTGATCGACGAGAACGGCGACACGGCGCACGAACTCGCCGAAAGCTCGGTGAATTTGCATCTCGGCGCGCCGGATCAGGTCGCCGACAGCCGAGACCCCGGAGCGAACGCCTATCCGAATACGGCGTACATCGCCCTGACACTCAAGGCGCAGGATGGGCTATCGGGTAATCCGGTCATATCCTCCATCGTCGAAGGGCGCAAGGTCTGGACGCCTTCGGGGACGGTGTTTACCCGCAATCCCGCATGGATTGTGTACGATTTCTTGACGAATACGCGCTACGGAGTCGGCATTCCTACCGATCTGATAGACCTCGACAGCTTCACGGCGGCGGCGACCTACTGCGATCATCCTATCGACGGCGAGCCGCGCTTCACGCTGGACTACATCATCGACGTTCAGCGCCCCGCTGTGGACCACTTGCAGGCGATGATGGGCTGCTTCCGTGGGTACTTCCTCGCCCGCGACAAGATCGAACTCCACGTCGAACAGACTGGGAGCGTGTACAAGGCGCTCGGGCCGGATAATTTCGTGAAGGATTCTTTCACCTGGTGGCAGAAGAGCGGCGACGATTCACCGAACAGGATTGTCATTGAATGGATAGACCCGAATAACCACTACGAGCAGAGTTCAGCGCCGTTCGAGATTCAAGAGGATATACAGGCTCGCGGCGTATTCGAGAAGTCCATCTCTCTTCTCGGAGTCACGCGCCCTGAGCAGGTGGGCAGACTCGGGAATTACCTGCTTGAAACGGCGCGGAGGGTGCAAAACTTCTGCGCGTTCCAAGTCTCGCTTAAAGACGCGGACATCGAGGCAGGGGAGATTATTAGCATCACTTACCCGGACTTCACCGGATGGAGCGCGAAGTCCTTCCGTGTGCTGAAAGTACAGGACGAAGGGCAGACAGGGAACGTCACCATCACGTGCGCGGAGTACGATGCGGCGGTGTACTCCGACGACGGGCTGAACGTCGATAGTCCAGTACAGGACAGCCCGCCGGTCACGTATGACGATGTGTACGCGCTGGTGTTGGAGGACGTAGGGCATCAGGAAGGTGATGGAACCTGGGTCCCGATAATTCGGGCGAGCTGGCAGAATCCAAGCGACTACACGCCAACGGCTATCAATGTGCGGTGGCGGTACGTTGCGGACGAGGGAGAACCGGAAGAGGAATGGACACTCCACGTCAACAGCACGCGCTTGATAACACAGACCAGCATCCCAAGCCTTGAAACCGGGCGCACGGTCGAAATTTGGGTCAACTGCGTTCGACCGGATACAGGCAAGGAAACGAACGGAAAAATAGCGTCGATCATCGTGGGGAAAGACGTGGAAGCTCCTGACGCGCCTACCGGATTAACGGCTACGGGATGGTTTGGGTCAATCATCCTTGAATGGATCAACCCGACCGCGCCGGACTTGTCGCATATCGAGATATGGGAAAACGCCGTTGACGATCGGGACAGCGCCGTGAAGATTGCCGACGCGAAAGGCACGACGTACATGCGGTATCTTGGGAGCTTTCAAGGTCGCTATTACTGGATCAGAGCGGTTGACCTGAGCGGAAACATCAGCGAGTGGAATGCGGAAGCGGGCGTATATGGGTATTCGGATCAGGAAGACCATCAAGACCTTGTAGACATCATCCTGCAAAACGAGCTTGTGCAGGAGGCGATAGCGGACCTGAATACGCCGGTCGATTCGCTGGCGGAGAGCGGGATATGGAACGCTTTATCCGACTATAACGACGCAATCAAGGAGAACTTGCGTCAGCGGTATCAGGACAAGCTTGCTGAGGCGGCGATACAAGCCGAACTCGGAGCGCTCAACGACGTGAAATATACCATCGCCACGATAAACGAAGAGCGCATCACCCGCGAAGAGGAAGACATGGCGCTCGCTTCGCAAATACTGACGATATCGGCGATGCTCGGCGACCCGGACAATCCCGGAGAAGGAACGGTCTACGCCGCTCTCGTATCCGAACGGACCGCACGAGTCACCGCGGACGAAGCTATGGCGGCGAATATCGACGCTCTGACGGCCGTCATCGGCGATCCGTGGAATCCGGGGCCGGGTACGATCTACGCGGCGATAAAAACGGAACAGACTACTCGGGCGAATGCTGACGAGGCGCTCTCAAGCAGCATCTCAACGGTAGCGGCTTCCATCGGCGACCCTGCAAGCCCCGCGCCGGGGACAGTGTACGCCGCAGTGCGGACGGAAGCAACAGCGCGGGCAAATGCGGACAGCGCTCTGGCTTCCAATGTTACGACACTACAAACAAAGGTAGACGGCAACACGAACAGCGTGCAGGTGCTCTCGCAGAGCGTGGACGGGATCAAGGGCAAGTACGCGGTAAAAATCGACACGAACGGGTATATCACTGGCTGGGAATTGATCGGCGGTGCAACCTCCGGGAGCATGATAATCCACGTAGACAATCTCATCATCGGGCGTCCTGGGGCGACGAACGAATACCCCTTTGTGATCGGCGTTGTCGACGGCGTGCAGCGTATCTCTTTGAGCAACGCCTTCATCCAAGACGGCAGCATCAAGAACGCCAAAATCCAAGACCTGACGGTCGGCAGAATCAAGCTTGCTTCCGGCGGTCCAGGGGCGCTCTCGTGGGGCGTGACGAGCGGGTACAACTGGCCATTTGGTGGCCCTTACGGATATGTGGATACCTCTGAGCGGGTATTCCGTGAGCTGTCCATCGACACAACCGGGGCGACGCACGTTCTCGTACAAGGATACATGCGCAGCTTCATTTACGGTGGGAACGTCCTGTACGGCAAGCTGACGAAAAACTACGGCAGTCAGGCGCTGGGCGCTGGGGGTACGGCGTGGCTGCAATCGGAATCGCACATGATCGTGAACTACATGGACACGAGCCCCGGCACAGGGCAACAACTGTATCAGGTTAAAGGTTGGGTTCCTTCCGGCTCCGGTCAGGTGGTCGCCGCAGCGGGGATCATGGCGATAGCTTTTTATCGGTGAGGTGAGAGTATGGCTAATTTCGTGGAGTTCGACACGGACGGGCGAATCTGCGGGTTTGTCGAGGTGAACGACGTCATAGGGGACACGCTGAAAATCTATGCGGAAAATCCACGTTTCGTGGAGTACGACGGCGTAGTCGATTCGACGACGCACTACGTCAAGGATGGGTGCGTCGTGGAGCGTCCTTCCATGCCGCTTTCTGTTTCCGATGGGGCCATCACCGGGATGCCTCCCGGAAGCGTGCTCAAAATCGGAGAACAGACATTCGAGATTGACGACGGCGAAGCGAATATAACGGGATACTCCGGCGCTGTCAAAATCACATGCTGGCCGTACTTGGACGCGGAGGTGGTCGTGTGAAAATCGCGTACAAGCCGACGGCGGAAGAGGTAAGAAAAAAGCGACAAAAAGAATACCTTGTGCGCTTCCCGGTCGATATTCAACTTGAAGCCTTGACTGAAGCGGCGCAGGGAAGACCGGAGAAATTGAATGAACTCATGCAAGGCCTCGCTGAAATACGAGGGGCCTTGCCGTATGCAAAGGAGGGTGAGTAGATGCCCGGTGCAAACTGGTACAGGGACGGAACGGTAACGGCCACAAACGGCAGCAAGGCGGTGCTCGGATCGGGAACCATATGGAGCGTGCAGGCGAAGACCGGCGACCTCTTCGCGCTGCTCTCCGATGGCGGGGTAGTCAAGTTTTACGAGATCGACGCGGTGACGGACAATACTCACTTGACTCTCAAAGACGAGTTCGCGGAGACGACAGCGGAAGCGGCTGAATACGCCATCGTGCGCAACTTCAATACGACCATGACCTCGGAGACGAACGCGCAGCTCGTGTCTTTTCTCCGTGAATGGAAGCTCGCCCTGCAAAACAACCTCAAGGGGGACCAGGGCGATCCTGGGGAGGACGGGAACACGATATACAGCAACAACGGCGCTCCCGCCGCAGGTCTTGGCGTAGATGACGACTGGTGTATTGACTACAGCACGTGGAACATGTACCGCAAGGAATCGGGCACGTGGACGCTGAGAGGCAACATTAAAGGCGAAACCGGCGCGGCGGGCGCAAAGTGGTATTCCGCTGCATCGGACCCGTCTTCAGCAATCGGCATCACCGGAGACTACGCGCTCAACACCACAAGCGGCGACGTTTTTCGGCGCGGTGCGGGTGGGTGGACGCTCGAAGGCAATCTGATGGGACCTACCGGTGCGACCGGCGCACAGGGACCTCAGGGCGCAACCGGTGCAACCGGCGCGACCGGGACGGCTGGTAGCCGTTGGCATACTGTGACCGGTGTTCCCTCCACCGCATTGGGCGTAAACACTGACATGGCGCTCGACACGGCGACCGGAAACTGGTATCAGAAGGAATCCGGGGCTTGGGGGCTGAAGGGAAATATCAAGGGCCCGACCGGCGCGACAGGGGCGCAAGGCATTCCTGGCGCGACATGGAAGGGCGAATGGAGTTCCGCGACCGAGTATGTAGCGCGAGACGTGGTCTATTACAACGGGAATTCGTACATCGCACTCCAGACCGGCACGAATCAGACGCCTCCAGCGACGAGCGATAGCTACTGGCAGATTATTGCCCGCAAAGGAACCGACGGTGAAGGCGCTGGCGACATGACCAAAGAGGATTACGATAGTGACGCGGACGGTAAGGTAAATGCCGCCGTTGCTGCGGATACGGCGACCTATGCGACAACTGCGGGAAGCGCGACGATTGCAGATACGGCTTCTTCTGTGGCATGGGGGGACGTTACAAACAAACCTACAGACTTCACCCCCTCCGCGCACTCCCTCGACGCGCACACTGCGGTGACGCTCGCCGAACTCAACGCGAAGGTTTCGGACGCGACGATACCCTCCAACGCCGCCGCCACGACGAGCGCGGCGGGGCTGATGTCGGCGGCGGATAAAACGAAGCTCGACGGGCTCGGCTCCGGCGGCGGCTCCGTCATGCTCACGCTGTTCCACACGACCGAAGCGCAGAGCACTACAGAGGAAACGTACACCGCGCTCTACACCGGAAATTTCATCCCGCGCTTCGACTGGCACGGCGATGTTCTCTACGTGCTGGTGCGGCATTCCGGCACCGGGCAGATTCGAGCGACTGTCACGGACGGGACGGACACTGTGACGGACGAAGGCACGGCGTTCAGCGCGGAGGGCACGGACGAACTGAGCATCGACGTTTCGACGCTCGATGATTCAGTGCTCTGGGCGTTCACGGTCGAAGGCAAAGGGACGGACTGCAACGCCTCCCGCGTCAAAGTAACCGCCGACCCGGTGGACGAGTTTTCGCCGCCTCTCGTGGCATCCGGCGCTGGCGGTACGACGAACAGCGCGGCGTATACGGAGCTGGCAAGCTCGACGTTCCTTCCGACCTGGCTCGACGTGGACGGCAACGGCGGCGTTGTGCTGCTGGCGGACGTATCGCTTGGAACAGCTACTGGCGCGGACGTGCGGATCACCATCGGAACCGAGAGCGCGACTGTAGCGGTGAGCGCGGACGGGATAACATCGGTTCGCTGCCCGTACCCGGCGACTGCTGCGGCGATGCTGACGGCGCGTATCGACGGGCGGATTACGGCGGGTTCGGGAACGATGAGCCTTAACCATTACCAGATTCATATCGAAAAATAGGAGGAGATGTCCATGAGTCAGATTACAGAGAGCACCACCGCGATTGTTTCCGAGGACACGACGCTTGCGAATACTGTAGCGGCCACGTTCACGCCGGAGGTCGATTTCAGGCGCTGCATCGGCGGCGTGGTGCAGATCGAATTCCAGTATGCGAGCGCTCCGACGGCTGATAAGACGCTTGACCTGTACCTTCTTCCAGCGCTTGCGTCCGGCACGGACTATGACGTGTATTCGCAGGGTCGGAACATCCTGCTCGGGACGGTGAAGGTGGCGGCGGCGACTACGGTGCAGCGGCTGAGCATCCCGCTGGACGCTGTGAATGTTCCGTATGCGAAGCTGGCGATGTACAACAACGAGACGGGGCAGACGGTAACGATCAAGAAGCTGACGGTGAGCGCGAGGAAGGTGGGGTAGATGGCTGTCCTGGACATTCTAGGCGATGGGTCGTGCAAAGCCCTCTGGGAATTCGACGGGTCGTTTAATGACAAGAGCGGAGCCTACGGCGGGACGCCGACGAACGTGGGGTTTACGGAAGGAGTTCACGGTCAGGCTGCACTGTTCAAGAGCTCGTCAAACTACGTTTCTACGACGCTGAAGACCTCCGACTTCGGCAACACCTATTCCATTGCCTGTTGGTTCCGTCGCGATAGCAACAACACTCGGGATTGCATCTGCGGGGAAACGGGTGGTACCGCAGACAGCTACGGCGCATACATTAACCATGTTCCAGATTCCAACGAGCTCCAGTGCGGGCATTATAGAGCCTCTTTGGGTAACTTCGATGTTGTTTCCGTTTCCACGACTGTCGGCGCCTGGACTCACCTTGTCTTCGCGAGGCAGAACGGATCATTCCACCGCGTCTATATCAACGGAGTTCGCAAGGGATCTGTCGCTTGTTCAAACGTCACTGCCAGCTCTTCCTACTCCATGCGGATCGGCTGTGACTATTATTCAACAGCAAACCGTTCCTTCGACGGAGCCATCGACACGTTCCGGGTCTTCAACAAAGCCCTCACCGACGAGGAGGTCATGGCCGTCTACGAAGAGCGGCCACCGCAGAGGAACGTCCTCCCCACGCCCATCATCCTCTCCGCCATGCCCGCCGCGCTGACTCGCGGGTTCAGATAGGAGGTATTCAGATGATTGAACGAATTCATTTCCAAGGCGTCACCTACACGCCGACGGAGTTCGAGGCGTTCCGGACAGCCAACCCGGACGCCTTTTTGCCGCCCGTCCCCTACGTCCCGACGCTGGAAGAGCGCAAGGCGTGGAAGAGGGGCGAGATCTCCACCGCCTGGCGCGACGACATCGAGACCGTCGGCATGCCAGTCGAGGGCTATGGTTTCGCCGTGGACTACGACATCGAGGATGCGCTGATCTGGCAGACTGCCATCGAGTTTCTCGACCCGATGGCGACGGAGGTCGAGGTGCGTGGCATCGAGAATGGCTTCCACGTGATCCCCCGAGCGCTGTTCGAGGCGATCCCCGCCATGCAGAAGGCGCACTATGCCCAGCAGCTCCAACGGAAGTGGACGCTCCAGAAGGCCGTCGACGCCGCCGAGACGGTGGAGGAACTGGAGGCGATCTCATGGTGATACTCTGGGCGCTGGCCCCGCCCATCGTGCATGAGTTGGGTCACTGGCTGGCGGCTCGCCTCTTCGGGAGTCGCCTTCGTTTTACCTTCGAGTGGGGAAAGCTCGGGCCGATACCTGTCCCTCGCTGGACGTGGCGGTGGCCTGACGTGACTAAAAGCCAACTCCGCATCATCTGCCTCGCCGGGTTCGGGCTGGAGATGGGACTGATTCCGTTCATGCCGTGGCCGTATCAAGTGGCGGCTATCCTCCACTTCGTGGCGTATCCATTTTACGCTGGGGAGAAGTCTGATTGGAAGGGAGTGATTTGATGTGGCTGTTCCCAAACTTTACACGCGATGAGTTCGCGTGTGGATGCGGCTGCGGATTCGATGAGATCGACCCGCTGCTCGTGAGCGCTCTGCAACGACTCCGGGACGAGGTGCAGCGGCCTGTGATTGTCAATTCCGGGTGCAGGTGCAAAAGCCACAATGCCGCCGTCAAGGGCGCTCCGCAGAGCCAACACATGCGCGGCAAGGCCGCGGACATCCGCATCGACGGCATGACTTCACGGCAGATTTTCGACGTGATCCGCCGCCTGTACTTAGACGGCGAAATCTACGTCGGCTATGCGTACGCAATCAACGGGCGGTCGGTACATGTGGACGTTCGCGCCCCGCAGAGTCAGGTGGTCAGGAGGTGGACGCGGTGAACGACTTTCTGGACCACTGCAAACTCCTGCTCCCTGCGGTGCTGGTGGCCATGCTCGGGAGCGCGATCAAGTACATCCGGCGTCATCGCGGCGAGCCGTTTCGGTGGGGGGAA